TACGCAGTAACCTACTGATCTGTCGTTTACGTATTCACCCGTATCTACCCATCCGTATCCCCATGTTTCCTCGATTTCTGAGGCATTCTTTGTCGTCCAGAGGAAGCCATGTAAATGTAGCCTTTCTGTGCTTTTGTGAAACTCTGCTCTTTTTCCGTGGCCTAATTCTGTGACGAGCCAATGTTTTATAGATTCGTTGTACTTTTTAATCCAGCGTTTTCCGAATAACTTGACAGCTCGGGTCGCTATCTCGTTCGGGTCTTCAGTTTTGCATTCTTTTTCCAGTTTATCGAGTGCTTCGTCGCTAAAGGTCATTGTCATAAAGAGCGCCCGCGCATCATCTTTTAATTCTTCGTGTAGCCGCACTTGCCACTCGCGCGCTTTTTTTTGTCGACATTCTATGCATTTTCCGCATCCGAACGGCACAGCTTTTACGCGTGCGTCCGGCGCTTCAGGCACAAAGCCGCCGTTTTTCCGATTTGGCAAGTAGTGAGGGTTCGCTCCTATTCTGCTGTACAGACACATATTGATAAGGATAACACCGTAGGTATATAAAAATCGCGCTGCCGTTAAGAACGGCCGAGTAATGATTTCCGGTGCCGCAGATATCGCGGACGCGAGATCAAGGCCCTGAAATCGCGCAGGCCGTTTAGGCGCGCAGTTCTCGCGCTCGAAAGTACCGTCTTTCGAAGCGCATAGTAATTGTTATGAAAGGCAGAGCGGTTGCCCGCCCTGCCTTGCTTGCGCGTTGTGACTTGTTGCGTGTGTGCGCGTGTTTGACACGTGCGCGCGCGCTTACCAGATCATCCGCGCCACAGGTTTTCCGTCTGCGCCGTATACTGTAGGCACATCCACCTTTGACGTAGCGTTTTGCGAACCCCGAAGAGCCTTTGCGCCAGCCTTGAAGCCAATGATTCGCCCGGCGATGTCCGTGAGCATCTGCGCCCCTTGCGCTGCGTAGTCGGCCCACGTTTTCCAGTTTGTGTATTCGCCCGTATCGAAGAGTGTCGCCAGCTCTTTGGCTTTCGCTTCCAACATGTGTGCATCCGCGTTTTTTGCCGCCGCTAGTGCCTCCATGTACACGTATTTCTTCTTCTCTGTGTTCAGTTCGGCGAGCGCCTTTGCTGCTTCCGCGTTCTGCTGTCGTTCGTAGATTTGCGCCTGCGTGTTTAGCACGTCTTGCGTTCCCTGGCGCGTTTTCAGGCGACGTCCGATGATCGAGTGTTCTCCGAACATGTCGTCGTATGCGTCGAGTCTGTCGTTTTCGCCTCCCTCCATGGCGTCTTCGAAGTAGCTTTCCAGATTTCGAATGTACTCGCCTTTTCCTTTCTCGAAGAGTTCCCGATATCTGATCGGCCTCATCTGCATTTCCGTGATTTTCTGTTCGGCGATGTGCGCTGCTTCTGCTCGCTGTTTTGCTGCTGCTGCGTTGATTTCGTCGATCTGCGCATCTTTCATTGCGAGGTCTTTTTTCATCGATACGAGGCCGAGTCCCATCTGCGCTTGTTGTATCGCTGCTGTCTGTTGTGCTGCCGCACCGTCAGCCCGCCCTGCTTCTGCTCCTCCTGTTTCTCCTTGCGGAGCTCCAGTAGTTGCTCCGCCAGCTCCTCCGCTGCCGCCTCCGCCGTACATGAGGCCGACCGATAGGCCCGCGTCTTCCATCTGCCCGCGCATTGCCGCGTAACTCTGATCTTGATACGATCTTTCGTACATCTCCATTTGTCGTTTGTACGCGTTTTCTGCGGCCTTTTCTCCGTATTCGTAGTTCAGTTTCGCTGCTTGTTCGTTCAGCTGTTTCTGTGCGTCCACTTGGCGTTGCATGCGCTTTTTTGCGCCGATTCCGCCGAATAGGCCGCCAATTGCTCCGGTTATACCCGAGGCGAGTCCGCCCGTTAATCCGTCAGCGGCTACGCTTCCTGCGCTTTTGAGCGCGTCTCCGAACCATCCCATTGTTCAATTCGTTTAATTTTTTTCGCGATTTTTTGTAAAAAATCTAAAATATACCTTCTTGTTATAAAAGTATAATCGTTCACCAAAAACGATTTTGTTAAAAAGGTCGGATTTTAACCCGACCTGTCAAAAGTTCGTCATGGGTGCGATTACTACGACTGCTCCGTCAAGAGGGGTCCCCGCTGGGGCTTACTTCTCCCGCTTCTCGGCCGCTTTGCTTTTCGAGGTCTTGACCTCCTACAATTTCTTCTGTTTTTGCTGCTTCGGCAAATTTTACACTGTTGAGTTTCTCCATGGCTGCCTGTGCGATTTCGAATCTGTCTGTTCGGATGTCGTATTCGGGAATTACACCTTTGCTTTTTTCCGTGTAGATCATTGGCGCAACCGCTTCGATCGGTTTTTTTTCTTCTGTTGCCTTTCGCAGTTTTACTTCCAGCGGTTCTGCCTCGTAGCTGTCATTTTTGACAATGCCGTGTGTTTGACGGCTAATCCATTCTTTGTACATTTTTAGACGTTTTAAAGCGTTTTAGAATTAAGGTGAGGGTTGCCCCTCACCTTGGTTATTTGAGTTGTTCTGCGAGGATATAAGTACGTTTCACGACTTTCCTTCGAATCATTTCATCGTCGATTGCCCTTTTTAGGCTTTTCAGTTCCTCGTCGGACATTTGTTTCGCCGCGTCCCGACTTTCTATCTTCTGCATTAGTTTTTCGAATTCTTTCGAGAAGGCTGGCCCTTCTGCTACTTCGTCTTTCATAGTTTTACAGATTAGGGATTTGCTTTGCTGACATTTTCCGTCTCACGATACAGTCGATTGCGCATTGTACCCAGATATTTTTTGCCGACAGTTTTGCGTCCGCGAATGCTACGTTGTACTTCGTCGGGTCAATGTATGTCGTTAGATCGCTGATTGCCCCCGTGTTGTCGTGTTCGTAGCTTCTGTTCATGGCCATGTGTGCCAGTTCTTTGAATGCAGAAAATGACCCGAACGACTGATCTATGTTGGTCATGTACTCCTGCCATGCCACTTGTTTTCCGGCAGATTTCCATACTATCGTTCCGTCGGCGTTTACTTCTGTGTCGAACGCAGCCATTTCGTCCGTGATCAGTTCTTGAAACGCAATTCCGTCGAGGTTAGGCTTGTGCCAATCATTCATTGTTTGCAGCCTCGTCCACCACTTGTTTCCCTGTGAATAGTCTATCCGCGGCGTAAAGCTTCCAACAATCATGATCATCGACGGTTCTCGAATTTTGATCTTGATGCTGTTGCCTCCTCGCGCTTTGCGTTCCGCTCCTCGGCCGGCCAGTGTTCCCAGCGGCTGATCTTCCGTTGCGCTGTTGCTTACTACTTCGTCGAACACTACTTCTGACGACATTCCGCCGACATACATAGGCGATTCTGCGATTCGCAGCGCTTTCTCGTCGTATACTACTTCCTGCCACGATTGATAACTTCCATCGCTTACGGCGATTCTGTTCATCATGTCGTAGATTTTTTTTGCCAGGATCAGCGCATCCATTTTTAGCATGCCGTCGCTGACGTCTACGCTTGTGATATCTGCGATTCCGCCTTCTCCGTCGATCCATTCAGTAGATAGCCAGTTGTTGAATCGGTCGGAGAGATAAGTCTTGATGCCCAGGCCTGCCTGGTTGAACCATGACGTGTTGCCGTTTGCGTTTGTTTCGTTTACTGTTGCGTTTGCGACGCTTGCCGTGTATGGCAGGCTATTGAGGCTTCCGATGTCGAACGGCGCTGTTTTCGGTGCTGCGAGAATTGCTTCTCGCATATCGTCGATTTTCGACAATTCGAATTGCGTCAAGCTGATTGTTTCGTTATCTATTTCGTAGGCGTTATCTCCTGGCTGGAAATTTGTAGGGTTTGAGCTTGATTTTGACGTGAATCTCCAGTTGCTTGAGCTCGGGCCGGTCCAGTTTGTTGGCCTCGCCTCCCATAGTGCTCTGTTGTTCAAGTCAAGTATCGTTCCGTTTTCTGGCGTTATCTTTATGCTTCGCGCCGTGTTTTCGTTTACTTCGCCGTTGAATATTGCGTTTATACTCCATTCGCCAGTTAATGCTGTCGAACCTACCTCTTGCCACGTCTTTTCGTTGTTTGTTTGATACTCTGGCGCTCCGTTTGCATTATATACGGTTATTGATTTGATTAACCCTTGCCCCTGTGTGATTACGTATCCTACTTCCTCCTGCTTGTTTGCGTAGTAATTTTTGTACGTGTCCCAGTACATGAGTATGAACATTGCCGGAAACGTTCTTGTAAACGACGTTGCTTCTGTTTTGCTTCGGCCAAGGCCTCGAATTCCTGTGTACGCCATTAGGCTGTCTTGGCTGATTTGCTGGCTGTTCAAGTCGTCTTTTGTCATGTCCGGTTGATTGGCGCGCAGTTTCATTACCGGCAGTTTAACATTCTGCATTTTCATGCCGATCCCCAGTGCGTTGTTATGCAACACCCTGATGTACAGCCGTATGGGCGCATGGAAAACATCGATTTGATGTTTCAGCCGCCCGAATATCGGCCCGTTCGTCGGAAGCGTCCGAATTTTTGTTGTCAGGTCGATGTTGTACGTCGTACCGTTTAATCCGATGTCGCAGAAGTACGGCACGAGCGTTCCTATTGCTTGGTCAGTTTTGAATAACTGTCCGATGTTGTGGCTGCTGCGTTTGAATGAGTGCAGAGTCACGTTCATTTTGTTTCCGGAGCCGAGCCTTTCGCCTCCGAGTGCTTTTGTAATTGCCATGTTTTTCTACTTTTTTTTCAGTCGATTTTGTGCTTCCCATGCGTCGCGATACACTGCCGTTGCGACAAAGATGAGGTCCCATCCTTTTTCGTCCACTGCTTTCTGCGCCGCTTCGATGGTTTTGTATTTTTCCGGGCTTACAGCCTGCCCGGCCAGTACCAGTGTGTACCCTTCTTTTCGTTTTCCAACGGCGTAGAACGGCCCGCGTTTGAGCGGCACCCAGTCGAAATTTTCGACTTTTTCCGTTGTTTCTTTCACTTCAGAAGAGGTTGAGCTGTCTAGGAGCTTCCTGTATTTTCCCGATTCTTCTGATTGTGTGAATGTAGACACCGTAGGGCTCTTTTTGTTCGATGATTTCTGTGCCATAGCTTTTGTAAATTTTGTTAGTTAGTTGTTGTTTTGTGTATACCACTCCGTCCTCGTCTACGTAAGTAACCGGAAGGTACTTTTTTGTTTTCACGTTAGTACGCTGCGTTGTTTGTTTTTGTTTTTATCCACACTTCTACTGAATCTGTGTGTGCGCCTTTTTTGTGCAGCATGTAGCTTGCGCTACAGCTTGTGAACATCAGTATTATTGTCACAAGCAAAGCAATTATCGAGATAATCACTTTCGCCCATGTCGGCTTTGTCTTTGCCCAGTTCAGAAATTTCACGATGTACTCCATAACGTAATAGTTCTTCTTTGATTTGATTTAGCTTGTATTCGATTGTCAAAATGTCTTTTAATAGGGATTCCTTTTTGAGGAGGAGCTCGCCCCAGCTCTGGCGCAGATTTTTGATTTTCCATTCTTTGTTTGTCATAGTGCTGTTGTTTTCTGCAAATGTATAAAACGATTTCTTTATAATCCAAATTTTTTGCGGCTTTTTTTGTATTTTTTCAAATTCCATGGTTCCGCAGGATAACCGAGAGCTACGTTTTCGTCTTGTCTGTATTTTAGCGCTTGATCATATTCTCGTTCACCCTCCATTGTTGACACGTCGATTTTTTCACCTCTGACGTATCGCGTTTGTTTGTTAAGTTTTTGTAACCATAACTGTTCGCGTTCTTTGTCCGTCCATAGTTTGTTTCGAAAGTATGTCGGCATGGCAAGTTTTTGCCCCGACGGCGATTTGTAATACTCCCTTGTATTCTCTCCTTGAAATTTGTTAAGCCTTGCGTCGTATCTGTTTAGCCAGCCTTTTCCTAACCCTTTTGATGCGAAGACCTTGCTTGTAAATCCTGGGTGCGCCGCGTCTACTTTGCTCACGTATTTTACGCAGTAACCTACTGATCTGTCGTTTACGTATTCACCCGTATCTACCCATCCGTATCCCCATGTTTCCTCGATTTCTGAGGCATTCTTTGTCGTCCAGAGGAAGCCATGTAAATGTAGC